GCTCAACGTCGAGCCAAGCGTGTTGACTGGGAATGGAACCATGTTGCTGTTCTCAGCGAACAGACCGACAAGGGCGAGTGGCTTGTCATCCAGGCTGAAGCCAAAGGTGTCACTGACGACAAGACCCTGGAATCAGTAGCTCCTGGTGGCACCTACAAGGTCGTAGAGTTACCGCCATTGGTTAATCGTGGCAAGTTCCTAGAGTTCGTCCGCTCCCAAGTTGGTTCTCGCTATGGGTTCCTTACAATTTTTAGTTGCGCCCTAGACATGGCTCTTCCGGACTCTATCTGTCTACGTCAATCTAAGACCTGGATCTGCTCTGGCCTAGTGGCTGGTGGGTTCTGGTTTGCGGGCTTTCCAAAGGTTCTGGAATGGCCTGACTTGTACACAGTAACTCCCGCAGATATTGTTGTATCTTGTGGATAAGTAGGCTATACTATGGCTGACCAGGAGATCAGCCATGAAACCTACGCATAGTGTCCACGTTGTAATACCTGATACTCAAGCAAAAGCTGGAGTACCCACTGATCATCTTCATTGGATCGGACAATACATCGTTGATGAGTTCCGAGATACAAACGTAAAAATAATTCACTTGGGTGATCACGCTGACATGCCATCGTTGTCGATGTATGACAAAGGCAAGAAGTCAATGGAAGGTCGCAGATACAAGGAAGACATCGAAGCTGCGAACCATGCTTGGAGTGTGCTAGAATCCCCTCTTAAAAAGCTCAACCAAACGAGAGCCAGAACAAGACACAAATCCTGGAAGCCAGAACGGTACATACTTCTAGGTAATCACGAAGACAGAATCAATAGAGCCGTTAATTCAGATGCTCAGCTCGAAGATGTAATCTCAACTAATGACTTAGACTACGAACGTAGTGGTTGGAAAGTCACACCATTCTTAGAAATACTTTGGTTAGATGGTGTTGCGTACAGTCACTACTTCTACAACCCAATGACCGGCAAACCTCTAGGGGGAAATGTTGAAGCGAGACTTAAATCCATTGGCCATAGTTTCACGATGGGCCACCAACAGACGCTCGCGTACGGGCTACGTTTCGTCGCTGGCAAGAGCCAACATGGCCTTGTCGCGGGCTCGTGTTATCTACATGACGAAGACTATAAGGGACCACAAGGGAACGCCCACTGGCGAGGAATAATAGTTAAGCATGAAGTTCGTGACGGGAGTTACGATCCAATGTTCGTATCACTTGACTACCTATGTCGACGTTACGAAGGTGTCTCCCTGGTTCAGTTCATGAAGAAGAAGTACCCGAACGTGGAGTATTCATTCTAATGCTTACCATAGTTGGAGTTTTATTTTGCGTTTTATTATTTGTTGCATCAATTCTAATAGCGATGATTAACGAATGATGTGGTCATGGATACTTGCCATTGTCGGTTCCTTCGGTTTATTTACCGTTGGCTCCAAGATACGTTGGGGTTGGTTCGTACTTATCTGCAACGAGTTCTTATGGATAATCTACGCCTTACAGTCAAAGCAATACGGGTTTATTATGTACAGCTTCTTATACGTTGCTATGTACATTCGCGCTATGTATAAGTGGGAAGAAAATGACTGAGACTGTTGGTTTTTGGGTGACTTGGTTTCTCCTTCTTACGTCTACAGCCCTAATCGTTTGGTGGGGTGAACAATGAATGAGAAAACTCCTAAAGAAATGGGCAAAGATGCCCTCAAAGATTTAAGTAACGTAGGGATAGGAACAAATGATGATTTCAGTATTCACACCAAGCCACGACCCTAAGTACCTTAACGAGTGCTACCGTTCGCTCAATGAGCAGACCAACAACAACTGGGAATGGGTAGTTCTTCTTAACGGTGATGCCGAGTGGGAGCCACCAGAAGACGGTCGAGTATTTATTCACCGATCTGACAAAAAAGGCGTAGGTGCCTTGAAGCGTGAGTGCATGGACTACTGCAAGGGTGACATTCTCTTGGAGCTTGACCACGACGACATTCTTCTACCTACTGCCCTTATGGACGTAGAGTACGTATTCGACAACATGACCGAGGTGGGCTTCGTCTATTCTGACACTGCTCAGATCCTTAGCGATGGCAAGCCTGACGATTCAGAGTTCGACCCTGCTCACGGCTGGAAGTATTACGTCGAGGACGGATACAAGGGTGCTATGTCTTTTGAGCCCTACCCGCATAACCTGTCTTACATCTGGTACGCACCTAACCACCTGAGAGCCTTCCGTAGGGCTGTATACGACCAAATAGGGGGCTATAACGCCAGCCTAGAGGTACTAGACGACCAGGATCTAATGGCTCGTATGTTCCAGGAAACCAAGTTTTATCACATCCCAGAGATTCTGTACCTGCAACGCGTACACCCTGACAACACTCAGACAGTAAGAAATTCGGAAATTCAGACTGGGACTGTTGAGTTGTATCACCAGACGATTGAACGCAACTCTTTGGCCTGGGCTAAGCGAGAAGGATTACTAGCACTCGATCTTGGCGCACACCACAACAAGGCTGAAGGGTTCCTAGGCGTAGACCTACGACCTGGCAAGGGTGTCGATTACGTTGGTGACATTTACGACATGGACATAGCAGACAACAGTGTTGGTGTTATTCGTGCACACGACTTCATGGAGCACTTACCCGACAAGGTTGCATTTATGGAATGGTGCTACGACAAGTTAGCCAATGGTGGAATGTTGTTATCTATGACACCGAGCAGTGACGGTCGCGGTGCGTTTCAGGATCCGACACACATAGCCTTCTGGAATGAAAACTCGTTTTGGTATCACACACAAAAGGAATACTCAGACTTCATCGACGGTCGTGTTCGTTTCCAAGTGTCGTGCCTACGTAGCTTCTTTCCTAGTAAGTGGCACCACGACAACCACATTCCTTACGTGCAAGCAAACCTTATTGCCGTAAAGGGAACCACTCATGACTTCGGTGGCATTTTAAGTATTTGACATTCCGACCTAGAGGTTGTAAGGTCGCTCTTGAAGAAGGGAGTGATTATGAATCCAACTAGGGATCCACTCGTTACGCATTTATTGTTGCAGGAATGGCAGGAGAGGGCGCAGGTACCGAAACCAACGGCACTTGATACGCCACTTAGATACTCGTCGGCGCATGGTTGTGCTCGACAGATGGGGTACAACGCTTTCGACGCGGAACCAACAGAACCAGTAGACGCTGCTGGTGCGTGGGTGATGGGTGTCGGATCTGAGGTGCACGAATTAGTGCAGGAATCTATTGCACGCCACTTCCCCCAAGCTGAGTTCGAGGTAGCCACAAAACTTGGTGAGTTTCTCTCAGGCTCTTGCGACGCGTACATTCCCGACACTGACATTGGTAACGTACTCTTTGAGTTAAAGACAATGGGTACGTTCGCCTTCGATAAGCAAGTCGGCTGGAAGCGCATGGGTCGTAAGACCGTCGATCCAGAAGGACCTAAGCCAGGTGCAATTACTCAGGCAGGACTTAACGCCTTCGGAGTAGAAGAAAAGTACGGCGTGACCATCGACGTTCTCGTACTGGGTAGTCTCACCTTCGAGGCACTGAGTAAGAACATGGCAACCGCTATGGGTATCTCAGACATGAGCCGAGTAATGGCAGAGTTTCACGTTCCCCGTGACGTATGGGAGCCAATGGCACAAGCAGAACTAGACCGTATGAATGAGATCGGTGAGGTTGTCCAACATGGCTATCTACCACGTCGCATGGCGGTAGAAGATAACGGTAATGTAACTGAGTTGGATCCGTTTGGTCGTTTCTGGCAGTGTGACTACTGCGCCTTCAGAACCACCTGCGTCAATGACGGAGCTTCACTTGTTTACATCAACGATTCTAAACTAACTAAGAGAGAGGAACTCTAATGCAGAGTCCAGAGATTAACGAATTAGCATTGGCACTTGTAAGTGCGCAAGCAGAGTTCAGCGTTGTACCTAAGGGATCGGTCAATCCGTTCTTCAAGAGTAAGTACGCTGGTCTGCCAGAAGTTGTTTCACACACAGCACCAGTTTTGGCAAAGCATGGCCTAGCCATCAGCCAGTTCATTACTTATTCAGAACATGGTGGCGACGAATTGCTGACTTACCTTATTCACAAGTCAGGTCAGTTTATTGCGTATTCAATGCGTCTTCACCTCGCTAAAGACGACATGCAAAGTTTTGGGAGCGCCTGTTCCTATGCTCGCAGGTACGCATACATGA